CTTGCATATAAGGTTCGCGGAGTACACAGGTATATCGCGGATTATCGGTTCTGCTCCACATAGATCATAGTGCCACTTCATTTTGATTCTCCTTTTATTGTGCTCCCGTAGTCGTTAACATAGTTAACGAACTTTTGTTTCGTAAAAGGTGCATACGGATGCGTACCCAAGTCTCTACCCGTTTCGTATTGGAAAGGTAATCCGCACTTCCTGCAACGATACCGCAGTCTATACGGACCTAACTGTTCCACAAAACGAATAGCTTTACTTTGGCACGTGGGACAAGTCAGCTCGCCCCTATATGCCGCCTTACTAATTCCTGGAGTAAAGATACTCATCTCTACTTCCTATTCTTCATGTAGTCTTCAGGAGAAATACCCATCGCCGCAGCTACAGCCAACTCCTGATCTGTCAGTTTAGCGCCAGGCACAGGTCCGCCTACTGGAGGTATGCCCGAAGGCAATCCCTGTATAGACTCACCTGCCTGCATCTTCCTGATGATCTCCTGCATTGCAGACTGGTAGATAGAATCCGAGCTCTGACCCTTCTGTAGAAAATAAGCAGCTTCTACAACGCCATTCATAGCTCGTTGGTTCAACGGTAACGTCCTGACGTAGTTCATTGCCTGAGCCTCATACTGGTTAAAATCAGGGTATTTAGCCCTGAGATTAGCCCTCTGAGTATCCAACGCTGAGTTAACGCCATCGTACCAATTGAAACCATACATCATCTCTGCCTGTACTGCCTTGCGGGGATCTGTCTCCCACAACTCGTCCAACTCCTGTTGTATCGTCTTACCCGTTGGAGCAGGTTGTGGTTGACCACCAATCGGAGGTTGTACTTCTAACCTAGCCGACAACTCACGGTTCTTCTCCCGTTCCTCATGTAACGCAGCCAAGAGCTTGGATGGATCTGTGTTTGCTCCTGGTTCCGGTGATTTAACGCCTGCCGGAGGCGTACCGGGTTTTAACGGGTCCGGTGTCCCAGGTGCCTGTCCTGGTGTTACAGGCGGTGTTACTACGCCAGGTTTTGGATCTTCCATTTTATCTCCTGGAGGTTAACGAGTCTCCACTCAGTCATCGCTTATTCTTCTCTGTCAATAGCATCTTGAGGTAAACGAAGCAACCCTCTTAAGGCTCGAATGCGGTCCTGCGCATTCTTTATATCTTCCGGACTATCTGCTTCTTCCAATCTGTTTCTTTCAAAATCAACCTGATATAACACTTCTTTCTCAATCAGTTCCCATATATGCGACAGTCTAATGTTCTCCGCGTCTGTCTTACTTATACCCTCGTTCACTGTGGTCCTCCTTCTTGTCCGCCACCCCCGGGACTCATCATCGGTCCACCCTGTCCACCTTGTCCCTCACCACCGGGTCCTTGTCCCTCGGGCCCAGGAGGCGGTCCTATCATCTCAGCCTTTACCTGTTCAGGACTTGCACCCTCTGCGATCCTCTGACGTATTCTCGCCTGCATCTCAGGAGGTAAAGAACCAGGTGCCATGTTAGGAGTAGACGGCTGATTAACCATTAACTTGTCTATGTCTTTGAATCCAAATAACTCAGCTATGCGTTTATTGATCTCCGCCCTATTTATCGTCGGGTCGTTCATAGTGATTTCTTTATACCTAAGCAACTGCCCGATTTGCATCTCTTTGTTTAAGGTCTCCGAAATACCAACGGGTATAAACTTAACCTTCTTCTCCAAGTAACTAGGATCGAAGAACACCGGCATCGGCTTAGACGAGTTTTGCGAACCCGAGATATCCACCCACTGACCCTGAGTCATGAACTGACCGAGTAACGAATAGAAGAACTCAGCCGTTGCCCTTAAACCATCGATCTCCATAAGTGTTAGGACTGGTTTAAACCGTTGTCCCGCAGCACCTTGCAATAACTGTATACCCAACGCTGTACGATGTTGATCACTCTTCTCGTTGGGTTGGAGTGGAACTGTAGCGCCGGTTGCTTCTTTGAAGTCGTCCTTCGCGATCTTCTCTTCGTTGTAACTTGAAGCCGTAACGTCATTGAATTCAAAGGGTCTCATTGAAGCAACAGTATCCGTAACCTTATGCCACTTACCTGGTTGCGACACCATCAGACCTTTTTTATTTAATAAAATATCATTCCCATCATAACAACCCTGCTTGTTTAAAACCAGATCAACGTTATCAAGACGCTGATTGACAATCTTATTCACACGTTCCTGAGAACTCTCACCCAACTCTCCAACGCCAACACCAAACCAATTCGGTTTCAAGTCTTCGAATAACTTGACTCTAATGAACGGAGGCTTCTGATGTCTGTAAGGATTAGGTATGGATCTCACACAAACAGAACGGTTTATGACAATTATCCAATGAGGAACCGCTTTCTTAACAACGGCCTCACCCTTGTCGTCTTTGTATGATTGATCCCACGGTCCCCAGTATTCCAACACTTCATAATCTTCACGAGGTAACAGATCAGGATCGTCATCTGATCCGGACACGCGTTCTCCGTCGGCGTTCTCTGACTTCAACGCTTCAGCAAGCTTATCAAACTTGAATATCGGATTCTCCTGAATCGCCTTCAACTGTTCTGCGTCTATGAATCTCCTGCGTATAATTGGTAACCCATCATCCATGTGCATCTTAGCGGGATGCGGATATAACTCAAAGAATGATATATGTTTAAAGTCTGGTCTAGATTCCTGAATTCTGTAAACTCGTTCCCCCATCTCCCCAATACTCCAACCTCTCTTAACTAGCCACGTACCGGCTTCCGCATACCCGGTACCATACAGTACTGCTTGGGATACCATAGGTAACGACTTACCCTCAACCTCAGCAGCCCTGAAGAAGTGTCTTAACCCTTCAGCAAGTATGATACCGTCCTTCGGGTCCGCGTCCCCTTCGACTCTTACCTCTACAGGAGCGTCATTAGGAAACAGGGCCGAATAGATCCTGGGCGTTAAGGTCTGTTCACCCTCCACTGTCAGCGGAACGTGTACAGCGTTCTGCCACTCGAACTCCCTCTTCTGAGCAATACCCTTCCAGTTGTCATAAGCTTTGGAAGCCTTAGTAAACCTACTCTCCCAGTGGTCTTCGTAACGCTTAAATTCTTTTACGACAAATTCTACAATTGGGTCCTTCGTCTTATTTCCCGCATCCTTGCCCATAATGCCCTCTAATTTAGCTTACAATGCCCATTTACCGGTCCCTGTTAACCAAACCATAGTATGTACTGGACTTCTCGTTATTCGTCTTCCTAGTGGGGTATTTAGTATACGTACCCGAGTAGGAAAGTTCCTCATCCTGTTCTACTCTACGAAAGGCGGGACGAGCATTCATGATATACCTCAGACAGTCTAAGTAGTGATCGTTCTTCTTTTTGGCTTTTTGTTTGGGATCATGGTCTTCAGGTCTCATTGTATACTCGTCCCAAATGTAGTGCTGGAACTCATAGATGAGGTTTCTACAGTTCTTGGATACCCGTAACCTGGGCATGTTACGATTGTAAGTACTTGAGAACTCAGGTCTTAGAGCAGAACGTATAAAGGAAAAGCCCAGGTCGGTGTCATTGTTAGCTCTCCGACAGTAGATCCCGTTCCGAGTAAGTTCTTTTCTGACATTGAACCCGCCTGCTAACTCATCGTCTTTGTCCATAGCAGGATCTATAAAGCGGATATCAGCGGGTAACTCACCTTCTTGGGCTTTAATTGCCATAGCAACTTCATTCAAAGTCATGTTCTCGCATCTCAGTTCGTCGTATATCCATAAGGTATCCTTCTCATCTACCGCCATCCACAGACAAGCCGTAGGAGCGCGAGGATGGGGATCGATAGCGAAGTACCGGGTCCAGTGTTTCTCGATCTTAGGAAAGGCAACCACGTGGGTATCAAAGTTAAACTCCTTGAAGACTAGCCCGGATAGATGCATAAACCTACCGTGGAGCCTTGCTTCCCGTTCCTCATCTGTCAAAACCTTAGAAAACTCATCTATGGCTACCTTAGACAGAGTGGGATTGTCCTGTATATCCATCGTAACTGTATGTATTTCAGGGTCTTGTGAAGTATACAGTTCGTCATATATCCAGGGTTGGCGCAGAGGAGTCAGTGTGAGCCAGCATCTCCCCCTGTTGTCGACAAGTCCACGTTTAGTGGATATGTATTTGTCTCGTGGAGGAGGTTCGTCAAACCAAGCTATATCTCCACGCCACCCTTCGAATTGTTCAGTGGTCTGTTCATGGGTCAAAATATCAAACTCGTTCCCATTCTTCAAGATCCACTTGGTCGGAATGCCCATAGGGTTCTTTAACCTCTTAGCCACGAACTGCCCATCTACCGCTCCATCGAACCATTCTTCCAAAGCAGGTATGATAACTTCTCCCACTCCCTTCTGGAAGTCGGTTGCTACGATACGACCCTTAAGGAGTTTGTTCTCAGGATACTGATTCTCCTTAGGATACCAATCTGGGTACACACCTGTCATATGCATAAGGAACTCAATAACCCCAGCAGTAGTCTTGCCAGACCGGTTCCCTCCAAAGATCGCCCTCACGTTTGCCTGACTACAGTGAAAAGCGCTTTGTTTTGGGTTTGGCTTGTACTTTAGGATCTTGTAGGCTTTCTCCATCAGAGTCGCTTGTTTCACCAGATAGAGGTATTTCTCCTGTTCCTCCCGCGGAAGGTTCAGAAACTCTTTCTCTGACAGTTGAAGCCTTTGCCATTGCCTTAAGCCTTTTGAACTCACTGACAATATCCACTCCTGTTAGGTTGGTTTGCCACGAATTGGACTCTATGTTAACCAATGGCACCGCACGACTTAGAGCATTTATCGAATCTACCATCATGCGATGATGAGAAATAGACATTTCCCCGGAGGAAGTTAAGTCCTGTGCCCACTTCATGAGCTTGGTTACGAGTAAATCGCGGGTTTGGTTGACTTTCTGGGTTGTACGGTCTTCCACCTTCTTCTTGATCTTGGAGTACTCGGCATGAAAAAGGACCCCGATGGGGCCCGCCTTGTCACTTCCTGACATAAGATCGCCAAGATAGTCAGTATTCATTCCAACGCTCTTGGCTATTTCAGTCATAGAGTGTTGATTCGCATCCAACAGCTGTAATGCTTTCAGATGTTTTGACGTAAGTTTACTCACATAACCCCCACTTATGGAAAAAGCGCACCACCTAAAGAGTGTATGCGCTTTAACTTATGATCGAATTATACCACATAACTCTCATTTGTCAAGTTATATTTACGTCTATCGACGATAAATAGAGAGAATCACCATCTTGCTACAAGGTGATACTCGCCCTTTGAGCGTTGGTTACCCCAAATCGGTGGTGGTTCATATGCTTAGGG